CAAGCATCAAGGACTTTTGAAACTCCGGGACTCTACAACGTAGCAATTGAAGTATTGGATAGCTATGGGTATCGTTCTAGTTGCGTGAGAGAATTCTTGCTTGTTCCAAGTGGTTCTGAATCTGGAACATATCTTGCTAGCTTGCCGTCTATCTCAATTTCTGGGACACCACTAAGTGGCAGTGCTATCCATCGAGTATTCTTCACTCATCACGCCGACCTAGAAACGACAAGTGGTATATTAGAATATACGAACTTCTGCGATCAGCAAGAAAGCTTGATGAATAGCATGGAGACACCTAGCGGAACGCAGTTCGCCAATTCTGTTAAGACACATGATTATACCATGCCGGGGCATTATAATGCAGTTTGGGCTGTAAGCGGTTCATGGGGAATTGTGTCTACGGCAATTGGGGTGGAATAATATGGATGGCAGGATGGGAGAAAAGGAATGTCGTAGTTGTAACGAGACAAGACCGTATTCCGATTTCTATAGTGTCAAATACATGACATGTAGATTCTGTATTTTAAAACGAAGAGGATTGGCTAGGCAGAATCTAAAAGACGAAACTTTATCTCACTATAGCGATACAGATTGCCCATCCTGTTCTTGCTGTCATGAAAAGATCATTGAATTTCTATCATAAATCATGACGTGCCCAAGCGGATTTGAATTTCTACATCGACCATATCCTTACTCACGCGAACCATTCAGGCTTGGTCTCCAAGATCTAGTAGCGTATGAGGGGCGCTACTTCTCTATCCCGGCTTTCGGTCTACTGCTTGATAAGCGTCTATTTACGACAGCTAGTAGCCATCCAGTAAATACTCCGATCAAGCTCTACATCAATAGGGATGCAGGACTTTCTCAGTCTATTGAGCCGACCTTAAATGCTAGTGGCTATGAGGCTGCGACTCCACATTACGCAGACTACATCCTCGATATGAGGACCCTGCTAGAAGAAGTTACAGCCCTTCACGCCGGGGACTCTCAATACTCGGCAGATGAGTTCTTCATTGCACACATGCAGCGTAATCGTGCGATCTACGACATTCCCAACACAAGTGCGTCAGGAACAAGCGATCTAGAGTATGTGCATCCCGCGCCAGTGAATACGGTGCCAGTTGCTCCATCAAGCTTGGTCACATCTGGCGACACGGTTGAGCTAGGTGCCCAACAGTTCCAAGACATTGACCTTGATGAAGTGATGTGGCAGCCATTCACCCGTCCAAAGGAACCAAGGGTCGGACCTAGTGACATACCACTAGAGCCAGTATTCCCAGCGGTTCTTGTGGATGGTAATCTACCAACATTCAGTGACCTAGACAAAGAGAACTTTGGCAAGCTTGGTTTTGATGCAGCTACATCTGGCGGTATGATCATCACTGGTGATAGACTTGTGGCAGGGACGAGCATTAAGCTCCTCACAGGTTCCGGACAGTTTGCGGCACCGCAAGGAACATTTAGAGAGAACGTTGAATGGGCTCAATTCCCAGCGGGTGAGGAACTTAACAGATACTACGAGACTCAGAATAGTGGATGTATCAACGCATCTGGTAGGCAGGCGATCTATAACGTTCCTGGCCCTTTGACGGACGATACAGTTTATCTTCTAGATGTTTCTGATGATGGCGGTAGTGGCTTGGTCATTCAAAACTATCCTGCTAACTACTCAGCAACTAGTGGCATCAACAAGAATGGAATTGCTCATCCTGGAGTTCATAACACAAGCAGGCTTCTTTATGGTCTAGGTGAGTTCAATGCTAACAACCTAGCGGTAGGTAGAAGTCTCATCAATGGTAAAAAGGTGTTCGGTCACTTCGTTGGATCAGAGACCAGCCCGCAAGGTGGGAACGTTTCATCAACACTGAAGTATGTTAATGGAAACACCATCTATGCGTTTGGTGGTGTAAGCTCGTCTAATACATCAAATGGTTTGTCGATAGTCGACTGGGCAACTCTAGACAATACTTTATCACCAGCCAATTGGTCGCAAGAATTTGTGACTTCATATCAGCCTAATTTGTATGGTGGCACGACATGGACTATTGGAGATATCAACGCGGCGGGGGACGGAGTTGTATGGTTCAAGGCATATAACGAGTGGGGAGCCCTAGATCGTATGGTATGTCCAGGTCAGGATCGTTCTGGTGGTGGAGACAAGAGAACAGAGACTATTGATTTCGAGAGACATGTCTACAGAGAGGGAACAAACCCAGCCAACGGCGAATTCCAATGGATCGAACTAGACCCTCCCGAGTCACCACTCTTTTACTCACAGAACATCGAGTTCTTTTCTGACACTTACGATATCGGAAACATCATGTCGTTCTTTTTCAATCGCAAGCCCGGTCATGGCTTTGTGCATATTAACGGCTCGACGTATATTCAATGGAGTGATGTTGGTGCATTACAGATTCCGATCCTACCCAAGAATGATAAGTTCGCGCCCATTAGCACGGTCGCGAGAACTTCAACTCTAACACCTTCTACGTCACACTCGTCAACAACCTATATTGTTGGTTTCTACCCTAGCTGGAAGATCAGATTATCCGTAACGACGAACAACCAATTCACAATTCCAAACTCGATGGCGATTACACCAGCGGGTTCGGCGACCATCAGTTTTGCTCCAGACGTGCCGATGACGCCGTCCACAGTTGATACGTATGGTCCCGCAGTATGGGATCCAGTGACCAGCTTGCATTACTTGTATTTTACCACACGATTTGCTGGACCATCTTACTTCGCCAAGATGAACTCATCTTTCCAGATCGTTCATATTAACCAGGTAGCTGCCACCGACGTAATTCTCAGTGGGCGCGCAGCCGTCCTAAACATTTAGTGTATAACATAGGTGACTAGTCACCAGGAGAGGCCACAATGAATACTCTTACTTTTTACGCTCCATCCGGATCGCCAGCAAGCTCAAACTTTACGAGTTTGGTGCCGATTGAGTCGTTGGATCCACCGGGTAACACCAGTGGCGCTAATCACGTCGGATTCTTTGGAGCGGGAGGACCGGAAGGTGTCCCGTTTGCGGTTATTGTAAGCCGCTATCAGGACTTAACCTTTATCACCAACACAAGCGGGACCAATTTAGGGCAAGAGCCATATGGCGTCCCAGCTAGTGGTCAGCTTATCAACCACAAGTATGTTTCAACTAGCACTGTCAATGTCAGTGGTCTAGGTGAGGTTGCTCTGATCAATGTGACCCCAGAGTCTGGCACTATCCTAGCTAGATTTGAAGCATCTGGATCTACCGAGGTTAGAACTCAGAATGCCATCCTCTACACCGTAGCCCTAAACGCAGCTAGTGGTGTTGATGACGTAAGCTCTGTCGTGACCGGTCTCAAGATACAGGGATATGAACCAGGAGCGGACGCTACCTGGACTCAGACTGCTGGCGCTGGCGCGATTGATAATCGTCTTCTATTACAAGATCGTAATGTAAGCAATCTTGTTCATGACTTCTTCATCGGACTTTCGGCATCACCGGAAGCGGCGGGGCAGCGGAGTGACTTTGGACTTTTTATGGTCATAGAGTTCCTTTAATGCAAAATGGGGTCTATCAGATCCAACACTTAAAAACAGGTAAGTGTTATATTGGCAGTGCTGCTGGTAAGGGATTTAATATAAGATTGCTGGTAGTAGACTTGGAGTCAAAACATCCGATTTGACAAAGGATAGGATTCGTCGTGCAAAACTTGGTATCAGGGCGTCTCTCGAAACTAGAGCCAAAATGAGTTCTAATAATACTGGGTCTAAAAACCCACGCGCACTGTTGGATGAGTCGAGGGTTAGTAAAATAAAGGATATGCTTGTTGGTGGAATGAACGAACATGAGATTGCATCAATATTCGGTGTTAGTATTCATGTCATTAAACGAATCAAGTATGGGAAAAGTTGGAGTGGTATAACAATAAAAGGATGGGACACATATGAAAGACTATCGAGATGTGATAAAAGAGACGCCGTATAATTTAGCAACTAGAATAGAAGAGTGTCCGTTATGGAGATTTTGGGTTGTTTTTCTTAGTTGTGGAATTGAAGTTTATCAAACGCTTGAGGACCCCTCGCTAGAGGAGCCAAACCCATGGCTTCGTCTAAAACGATACTGTGTAGACAATGACTGCAAAATAATTGGCATGTCGTTTGCTAGACAGGATCTTAACCCAGTCGCCCAAATCAACTTGACATCTCAGGCGGATGGCTACTTCTATAGCAAGCGCGTCCGCAGAATGATGTCGCAGAACCCACACTTCGCCAACTATCAGGATGAGGCTCAGGGGTTTGGTGAACTACACGGCGAGACCCTTACGATTCATTGGGTTGATTCGCACCATGGAAGGGTGACTACCGAAAACCGTGACTTTAGTAAGAACGCAAAGCACTCTGGAAGGCTAGGACTAATCAGCTAACATGGCAAACTTCAATATCACAGGCCAACAGATAAACGTTGAGGGGCTCGGTCTAGGTGACTGTCAGCCTATCATAATGTTTCCATCTGGTCAGATCCCGGCAGGAGCGCCAGGACGTGATCTTGAAGCGGCGTTGATTCAGATCAATGCAACGTTTGGATTCAACACGACTCCTCACTCGTTCAACACCACGTGGGTGCCAACCCGTGACGACCCGAAGGCGTTCCATGGCGCTAGTGGTCAAGCTCCCGCACCCGGCAGCATCATCGGCTTTACGGTTGGAGAGTTCCTAGCTAGCGGTGAGATCACTCACTCTGAGTATAGCGCTAACTCGCAGGGCTCAATCATCCAAGTAAACATCCGTGACAACCGTCGTTGTCTAGATGCCATTAAGCTAATTACAGAAGACCTAGGAAACAACCCTGGGTCGGGCTCGGTCTCTGTAGCTCGTGGAGTTCGCATCACGAAGGGGTTCACTAATATTGACGGGAATGTCTCAGAGCCGCTATTCAGAGAGTATCGCCTTGTCCTTGAGCAAGGCTGCACATACCCTCAGATCTTGGATGCGATTCAGCTTGCAATCGACGAGGGCGAGATTCTTTTCGACCTTGATAAAATCCCATCTAAAGAAGACCTTGAGGCTAACTTGGGCGGTGACGCATCAGCCGTTAGGTTTAACTTTGATGGAACGCCACTAACAGAAGCCCTCACTCGTATTCTAGAAGCCACTGCGTATGACTGGTATTGGAGTATGTCCGAGCAGAAGGTTCGTCTAGTCAATAGAAAGGTTGCATTCGACCTACGTGAGGATGAGCTACTCAACATCGTAGCAGGTTTAGGGTCCGTAAGTGGTCTAGAGCAAACGGTTAGCTTGCAGTATGGTGATGACTTAGTCACCCAACCACGTCGCGTTCGTCTACTTGGTGCTCACCAAGAAGGTTGGCTCAACTCTCCGCTACTAGGTGGAATTGATGGAGTGCCAGCACCTGAGTCTGGAGTTGTTTTTCAGCCAGCTTGGCCTAATTTTTCAGTTCAGTTTACAGATGCTGTTGGTATTCTGCGTGGCTACAAGCCAAGCGATCTAGAACTACAGGCTGCCCTAAAGGGGATCGAGCATTGGACATACTTCAAAAAGTATCAGACTAACGCAGCGGACATTAGTCTTACGTCACCGGGTTTTGGTCAGCCAATTGATGCCGGTAGTATTGCCGCGCAACATCCTGACTTCGAAAGTCGATATGATCCAGCGCAGCCGATTGCTGCACTTGGCGGTAACGAGTCTGGTCAGATCCGTCTTATCAATAACCGCCGCGACGCTAATCAGAACTGGGTCCTTAATTTCTACAACCGTGTCCGTGACCATGCGACACGCTTCTTTGGTCGTGCCTATATCGCTTCTGGTATTCTAGTCAATGCAGCTTCGGGTGCATTCAAATTAGCCAATGCAGCATGGGGTAATGTAGAGAACCAGATGGAGGGACAAGGCATCTCAACAGGTGGTTCTAGTGGTCTCTTCGTAAACAACTATGAGATCAACCGTGACCTAAGTCCACTTTCGCCATTCAAAGGAACCGACGATAAGATTTCTGCATACTGTGTTCTTCCTTCCGGAACGGTTTATGGTCCAGAAGGCGAGGATGCACCAGCGGGATTCGGTCAATGGACCGAGGACTATAATATTGGCAACACGACTGCTGATTCAGGTCGTCGGACTCGCACCGGAGAGCACTATATTCCTATCACCTTGACGGAAGTAGGCCAGCTAACTATTGATCCACGTGACCCACTAAGGGCGTTTGAAGAATACCCAGAAGGCACACTCCTAGCTGAGATCCCTATTATTGCAGGCACTGGATCGAGTGAGAACTTTACGTTCCGCAACCTAGTAACGCTAACTGAAGACGCGCTAGAGTCATCTGGTTCTGGTATCGTAGATTTCGTTGATCCGGGTATCCTTATCGATCCATACATCAGGTTGGATGGTGTCGCGATCCCAGTAGAGTTTACTGAGAGATACGGCATGTCGTTTCCACAGGCGTGGGTAAGTGGGGAACTAGCTACACCATGTGATTCAGAGTCGATCGTCATTGATGATCAGTTTGGCCCATGGAACTTCCCACCACAAGGTCGCACAACGTCTATCCAGCTTATGGAAGATCGTGCGTTCCGTCGTCTTCAGGGACTGATTGCTCCAGCGGCTAACTCTCAGTTCTCTGCAATTGAACTAGTTGGACTTCCTAAGATTTCCTTTGACTCATTTTCCAACTCTTCACCTAACGCAAGTGGGATTATTGGTGTTCGCAACCATGGTATCACCGAGGTAAACTTCACTCTTGGAACTGCTGGTATTAGAAGCAACTATCGTATTGCTAGTTTCTTTGCTGAATTTGGCAAGGATGCACCACTTGGTGAGCGTCAGCGCTCGATCTTAAATGGCATCATCACACCAATCAACTTCGACATAGCCAGCCCCTTAGCCCCAGGCACGCGTAGCCGTGCGCGCCCCCAGCCGCCTAACATCATTGGTGCGCCACGAGGTAAGGGTGAGACCATTCGCAAGGCAACAATCAATGAAGTCAACTTTGCGCTAACATTCTCCAACACTCCAGACGCGGGAACACAAGAAAGGTATCGTGGTATAACCGCACAAGACTATACCGTTCCTGCGAAGTCTCCCGGCAGCTCTGATCCAAACTTTGAGACTGGTGCTGGTCGTGGTGGCTCCGTCTGTGTAGACGGATTCTTAAATGTCGGTGACGAAGCGCTCTATCACGTAAACGAGCTTAGGCTTCCGGGGCAGGGGCGCGAAATTCAACGTTACTGGACTGGTGGGCGTCCATTCTCTAATGGCACGGTTGTGTTTGTCAGTGGCGTAGGAACGTCTTCTAACACGTTTGATGTGGCTCTACTGGACACCGATCCTGTTCGTCGTCTCGTTAACGTTCCGCTTCTCAACGGCGCGGTTAATCTTGGAGACCTCACCACCCTTGCCTCGCAAGCAAGTAATGGAACCCCCAGAGTCCTAGAGCGCCCAGGTGCAACGCTTGAGACTCCTGGCGTATTCCTAAACCCTGGTGGTAACTCTTCAACCCCAGTGCAGGTTACGGCTATAACTAATGTGGGGACATCTGGTGCTATAGTGACAGTGCAGGGTCTTACGGATAACGGTAATCTAGATCAGAGCGCTATTCCAGAGGGCGACGTGACGCCGTTCCCAAACCCGGAGTTCATAATCGTAGGTGACAAGGGGATCTTAATGACCGCCGAGGTCTTAAGCACAAACCCCACCACTCCAGGCGATGGCTCTACAAGGGTTGGGAGCTTCTTTGTTTCGAATAGACAGAACTTCCTGAGATTTAGCTAAAAGCCAAACTTAAGAAAAGACGCACGAAACTCTCTTCTCGACACATAATTGTGTAGAGAGGAACCATGACAGCTAAGAAATATGCCAGCCCGTCTACGTCAGAAGTCGCACACGACCTGCCAAACTTCGTCGTAGAAGCCATCCTGATGAATAGGCATGGAGCGCTACCCGAAGGCGGCTGGAGAAAGGACGGTCCATTCGCGAAGGAATGGGGTCAACTGCTCACCAAGGTAAGGCGCGTGAGCAAGCTCGGTGTGGAGGTAGAGCAACTGGCATGGTTCGTCCAATTCTACAAGGTGACCGACCTGGACTATAAGGAGTTTGGCCTACTTAAGTGGAAGGTCAAGAACTACTTTAAGTGGTGTAACGTCGATAAGTTTGTAGCTTACTACACTGCTCTTCACTCAACCCTAGTAAGGGAGAGTAGTAACTACGTAGAAGAGACCTCTGGTTACAAGATGAAGACTGGTAGTAGTAATCGCAAGAAGAGCCTAAGTGACATCTTACAGGAGCTAGAGAGTGGAACAACCAACTGAGGAACCGAACGTGACAGAATCGAATGAAGGGAATAGTGACTCAAAAGAAGACAAGGTCTTTATGCGTTCACTGAAGAAGCAGTTTGAGGATACTCAGTTTCGCTCTGGTGATCAGTTAGAGCTACCAATTGGTAACTCCACTGGGTCACTTAGCCTGGACATCAACCTACAGGTGCCATGCTACCAAGGTGGCATCATCGAGATCTTCAGTAACTCAGGCGCTGGTAAGACGACGCTCGTGCTGTCCATCCTGGCAGAGGCTGCAAAGAGGGGCAAGAAGGTTCTATTCATTGACCAAGAGCAGGCGCTACAGCCCACGCTGGTTGATTCGTTCCCCATACTACGAGACCCCGGAGTCCTAGAGGTTATTACAGCACCGACAGGTGAAGACGCGCTAAGGCTAGCAGAGCTTTGGGCGCTGCAATATCCTGGGTCAGTCATCGCTATTGACTCTGTAGATGCACTACTCCCAGAACAGACAGACTCTAAGGGGATCGGAGAGACCGATGTTGGAACTCTGCCTAAGCTTATGAGTGCTGGATGTCGCAAGCTACAAGCTGCGGTCGGCAGGGCTAAGAGCACGATCATCTTTCTGAACCAGCAACGCACCAACATTGGCGCATACGGCGACCCGGACACCACTAGTGGTGGTCGCGCACTCCCCTTCTATGCAGCGCAGCGAATCAAGCTGATGGACATCACTAAGGCGACTCGTATCATGGGCGAGGATGGTGACCAGATCGGGCACACTGTTCGATTCAAGATCATCAAGAATAAGGTTGCTCCACCTTTCGTGAGCGGTGAGTTTCCCCTCATCTACGGCAAGGGTATCGATATCTGTGAAGAGCTTGTGACGATGGCGGGCGACCTTGGTGTGCTTGAGAAGGACGGCAAATACTTCATGCTACCGAACGCAAAGGGTGAGCTTGTAAAGAGACCTCACAAGACCACAGTGGAGATCATGCGCGGTGACATAAACCTATTCATGTCTACTCTAAATGAACTGAAGGGACTTTACCCAGAGACATTCGGTGAGCAAGGGAGCTAAGGCACTGCTAGAGATTGTGAAACTGATCTATCCAAACCAACGGATAGAGCTAGAACATAACGTTGCTATACGCGGCGGGTTGTTCATTGACATATATCTACCTAGGTTTAAGATCGGATTTGAGTATGATGGAGAATTCCACTTCTCATATAATGAACACTTCCATGGTAGTAAAGAGAACTTCATTAAGGCGAAGCGACGCGACGCCAACAAAGACCAGCGATGCGAGGAAGAGGAAATAACTTTGATTCGAGTAGCATACAACGAAGAAATGACCAAGGACTTAGTCCTGTCTAAACTAGAGGAAGCCACTAATGGGTAATATCGCCGCTGAGTTCACGTTCATTGCAGGTCTATGCAAGAACCCAGATGTCTACTTCAACATTCAGCAGCATGTCTCAGTAGATGACTTCTCAACGAAGGCACATCAGAAGCTCTTTATCGTCCTTCAGCGTTTTTTGATGAACGCCACTGGAGATCTGACAGTTACTCGTGCGGGTCTCTTAGCGGAAGCAAGTGCCCTAGGCTTCAAGGACTTCCTTGAGGTTATGCGGGATGGAGAACTACTCGACGCTTGTTTCGAGCATGAGGCGTCTGCGGCTGATACGGGTCGATCCTTCTTGCAAGTAAAGCGTGAAACGGTGAAGGGCAGCTATCAGGGTATGCTCAAGCAACTAGGAAAGTATCTAGAGGACACTTCTGATGATACTAGCGACATGATCGGCAGGGTCGATAACTCGCTAATGACACTATCGAACAAGCTTCAGGGCGTGGTAGATGACGAGATCATCCACCTACCAGAACGAGCCCTAGAGATCATTGAGGACTTGGCGGATCACCCAGGTGAGCTTGGTGTGGATATCGGATTTCCAGTTTGGCAGCGTGCCGTCGGTGGACTTCGTAATGGTAGTGTGACGTTTGTGGCGGCTACGGCTAAGGCTGGCAAGTCTCAAATTGGGGCTCGTGCAGCAGTTGAGCTATCTCGCCACATGCCTGTGCTATACTGTGACAGTGAGCTGAATGAGATCGCACAATCAGTTCGCTCGTTTGGTATGCACGCAGAAATTAACTATGAGATCCTAGAGACTGGCTACTGGAAGTCTGATCCTTCTACTATCGTCAGAGACGGCTATGACAGGACATTTGCGACTCAGTGTCAGTTGGCTCGTCAGTTGGTTCAGGATGAGAATATCAGAGCAGAGTTTCAATCCAAGAAGCTTTACTACAAGAAGATGACGGGTATGACAGCGCGAGATATGCTGCCATTCCTACGTCGTTGGGTTATGCAACATGTCGGTCTCGATACTCAGACAAGGCAAGCACGCTGCTTGATCGTTTGGGACTATGTTAAGTTGGCTCGTATTGATGAAGTTAAGGCTATGGGTGTTGGGGCACACGATGTGCTTGGCGATACCTGCATGGCGCTTCATGACTTCGCAGAAGAGTTCAACCTACCAATCCTTGCGTTCGGTCAGACTAACCGTGCGATGGATAAAGACCTCGGTATGATTGCTGGTGCCAAGAAGATTGTTGAGCTAGTTGACTCGATCAGCCTATTCCACAAGAAGGACCCCGACGACATTGTAAAGGCTCCTAATGGCACACACGAAATGCACATCCTAGGAACACGATACGGTAAGGGCGTCAGCACTCATGTTGACATCTCAGCCGACCTGGGTATCGGCAAGTTCAAAGAGCTAGGTGTAGCTAAGTTCGCACCACCAGTATCTCAGCAGGTAGTCAAGCCCGCCGCTAGGGGCAAGGCACCATCAGTCGCTAATATACCACAAGCACCGACCCCGGGCACCCCAAAGACACAAACGCCATGACAACTTCACAGCCAATTACTGGCAAACTAAATAAGTCCAAGCTTGAGGGCATCCGTAGGCTCGCGCACAAGAACATGCGTATCATCATGAAGAAGCTCAACTTTAAGGGCTTCGACTATGGTAGTCGTTTAGTGGGTTGCTGCCCCATTCCTCATGGAGATGGCAGGAGCCCTAATGATAACGAACAGGCATTTAGCTGGGACTTCAGCAGACAGATGTGGCAGTGCTTCAGCAATCGTTGTCACGACATAAGCGGGTCTGATGTCTTCGCGCTGGTTCAGTGTGTGAAGAAGATCGGTTTCAAAGACTCACTACAGTGGATTCTAGATGCAGTCGAGAAGGACATTGACGACATTAAGGAGCTAGACAAGGATGAGTCCGACAGGATAGAAGAAGTCATTCGTAAGCGGTCTCAGTTGGTAAAGCACCAGAAGATGGAGGATGACCTAATGCGTCATCTAAAGCCCAGCTCATACTTCACGAACCGAGGCTTCTCTGAAGAGGTGGTTCAGGAGTTTGGCTGTTGGGGTGAATGGCACAAGAACGGAACGTATGGTGAGAACCGTGCAATCGTTCCAGTCTATGATCCGTTGGACGGATTCCTTATCGCATTCACATGTCGCCTACTGGACGACAACTTGGTTGAGCAGTGGCGTCCGAAGTGGTGTCATGCGCTTAACTTTGCAGACATACGTAAGAAGTCCGCTGACAGGGCAGACGAAGAGAAGTTCCACGCATCATCCGTGCTGTATAACCTGCATCGCGCAAAGGGCTTTATGGGTGAGTCTAAGACGATCATTCTGGTGGAGGGACCGGGTGACGTAATGCGTATGTGGGAAGCTGGTATCAAGAATGTGGTTGCGGTTCTGGGAACTGGATTTGGAAAGCATCACAGAACACTCCTGCATAAGATCGGTTGCAGTAGGATCATGTGTGTGTTTGACAATGATGAGCCAGGACAGAAGGCAAAGAAGAGTGTAGAAAAGACGTGTAGTGAGTATTTCACATTTGTAAACGTAGAGCTAGAGTCTGGTAAGGATCCAGGAGATCACGACCCATCACAACTTAAGCTCATCTTTAAGGAGTATGTATGATAAAGTCTAAGTGGGTAATTTTTGATATGGACAATACGCTCATTGACACTGAACCGCTTTACACCAGTGCATCTAAGAACTTTGGCGATTTCATGTCTAGTCATGGCTTCAATAAAGAACAAGTTATGAAGAAGCAGGACGAAATTGACGCTGGCTTATTCGAAGAGTTCGGATACTCTACAGATAGGTTTGCAGAGTCTTTTGAGAGAACCGCCAAGCACTTCTTTCAGTTCGGGTTCATGGATGAGGAGCGTAGCAAAGAGGTCGTAGCTCAAGTTAGGCAGTTTGCTATGGATGTGTTCGAACAGACATCGATTGAGTATGATTATGCAGCGGGCGTCGTGCGACAGTTTGCTAACTCTGGCTTCAAGGTTGCCGTAGTCACCGCTGGCGAACGCTGGGTTCAGATTAAGCGATTCGATGACCTAACAATGCGCAACCTATTCCATGACTGCTGGGTCGTTCTAAAGAAGACTAGTGATGTCTTTGAGGACTTCTGCATCAAGCATAACGTGGACAAGGAAAACTCTTGGATGATCGGAGATAGCATTAGGAGTGACATCTTGTCTTCCCATGCAGCCGGTCTAAATGCAATTCACCTTGACACCTCCAACTGGGGAAGTGTCGAGGTTGGTAAGGACCAGATGCCCGATGGTGTTATTACGGTTCCGGATCTATCATATACACCTGACATCATTTTGGGAGTCAAAAGCAATGGTTAAGTTCATCACCCTGGCGGGCAAGAAGCAAGTAGGTAAGGATTCATCTGCTCAATACATCAAGCAGTTCCTTGGGGAAGAGCGGACGCACATCGTTCACTTCGCTGACGCCCTAAAGGATGCGTGCGTTCTTATCTTTGGTATCCAACGAGAGGATATGGAGACTGAGACTGGTAAGCAAAAGCTGACTCAGGTTAAGTGGCCCGTAGGAATTGAGCGCAATGGCGCTACTCTAGGATATGAGCCATATGAACAGCACAAGGATATGGTCCCTGAAAAGTTCATGACTGTCCGAGAGGTGCTTCAGTTCGTTGGCACTGACCTATTTCGCAATCAACTAGATCCGGATATTTGGGTGCAGTCGGTCTACCGCAAGAAGTATCGTGATGATGATATTGTTGTAGTTGCCGATGCTCGCTTTCCTAATGAATGCGACTTTGCTAGGAACAATGGTATCCTCATTGGCGTTGAACGAGAGACTGGTTTGAAGTCTGACGGACATAAGTCTGAAACAGCCCTAGATGACTACGCTGGCTACAACCATGTCATTGACAATAACGGTAGCTTTGATGATCTCCGCCGCGCAGTAAGTGCAATCCTAACTGGTAACAGCCTAGTAGTATGAAAATCCCTTACGTCAGTCCATCAAGGCTCAAGAAAGCCTTAGAGTGTGAATTCCAATACTTCCTCTCGTATGAATGGGGCTGGGCAGATGCGCTATTCCAATACACCTTCTGTAGCGAATTTGGCAGTGCCGTTCACTATACGTTGGAGCAGTATGCGGAATCCAAGGGGACAGCAAGCTACGAAGAGCTTTACGCTAAGAATGTAGATGATCTACGTCCATTTAGTGACGACATGAACAAGGCACCGTCGAAGGCGCGTGCCTCTTTCTTCATTGAGAAGGACTGTGAGAACTGTCCATTTTTTAATGCGAAGAAGGCTAGTTGTAGTATCGTAGAGAAACACGTAGAACACTTCGAGGGATGCCCCAGGAAGCTCTACAAGGAAGGTCTTCAGATGGTCGAGACGGCGATCGATCGATACGGCAAATACTTTGACACTGGTGTAAAGAGCAAGGACAACCCTGGTGGTAAGGTGATTGGCATTGAGGCACCGACTAGAGAGGGCGCGCTTGCCGAGGGCGAGAATATTTCGTGGGGACCAGACGAGGATGGTAACCCCATTCTAATGAATGGCTTTATTGACTTAGTGCTTGAATATGATCCTGAGACACTGTTGGTCGTTGACTATAAGACTGGGTATTCAGTCCCACAGCATGAGAAGTTCATCGAAGACCTACAGCCAAGGATGTATTCTTTTGCAGCCAAGACTATGTATCCAGACTATAAATACTACTGGGTTCAGTTTGATTACTTCCGTAGCATCCCACTAGAGCATGCATTCACCGCCGAGGATGATGAGGTCACGCGTAGTCAAGTCACCAAGTTATACAACAAGATTAAAAAGGCTCGATCAATCAAACGCCGGGGTATGGATCACTACTGCAAGTATCTATGTAATCGTCCGCTTTGTGATAAGAAGTGGGCAGAATTACTTAATGGTATTGACGGATCAAATCCGGCAAAGAAGCCAAGAGAGCCTGAAGCAAAGTGAATGATGTTCCAGACGATCGCGCCAAGTATCTTCTTGGCCAACCAAAGGATCTCAGCGTAAGTCAAAAGTTTAGGCTTATTCTAAAGCTGTTACGTGCGGACTTCCCAGCAGTCGCACCCATCAAAGTTCGCAGGCTTACTGGCGAGATCATCAAACGGAAGATTTTCGGATGGTGCTCTTTAGTTAATAGTGACGGGCCAAAAGCCAAGAAGTATTTTCTAATCACTATCAATAAGAGTTGTTCGTGGTCTCAGCAATTTGACACTATCCTCCACGAATGGGCTCACGCCTTAACCTGGAATGAAGTAGAGCAAGGTAAGGATCATAGTGATGTCTTTGCTCGTGCATACGGAAAGCTCTACAGGGCTTACATAGAAGACTAAGTTGCAAGAAACACAGCACGATTTTGCTATGTCGACACATAATAAGGACAGGACATGAACACGTTTACAATCTACTTTGAATGCGACAACTGCACTCATATTCAATCGTTAAAGATCAAGTCCGATAAGTGCTTCTATCAGATTGAAGGTCAATATCTGGATGAGGATAAAAAGACAAAGACTGAGACGTGTGAGAAGTGCAGCTCTGCCAGCATGTCTTATCATACCTCCGGTGACGGACCCTCTGTTCTTGGCGGGACAAAGGGATATGTCAGCATGGAACGCTACCAGCAGTTGAATCCAGACAACTACAAGCGCAAGGAGGAAGAGTTGGAAACTAAGATGGCAGACAGACATCGCAAGCGCGTCCTCGACAAACTTAATAAAGAGATGGGCGGTGGAAGACGACAAGACAGACATGAAGGCTACGGCAAAGGCCAAGGCGAAGAGAGACTACGAAATGACTAAAAATAACGAAATCGTCCACCTCCACAATCACTCAAGTCACAGCTTTCTTGATGGTCAAGCCTCTATCAAGAATATGGTTGCTAGGGCAAAGGAGCTAGGGTTGGACGCCATGGCTATTACCAACCATGGTAATATCTTTGCCTGGGTAGAGTTCTTCAAGGAGTGCCAGAAGGCTGGAATCAAGCCGATCCTTGGTAGTGAGTTCTACATGACGGACGAGCACGACCTTAAGAACCGTCATGCACATCACCTAGTTGTGCTTGCGGAAAACGAGGTTGGATTGAATAACATCGTGCAGCTAACCACCCGCGCAAACGAGAACTTCTTCTACAAGCCACGTATTGACCTTAAGGACCTTGAGCGTCATAAGGAGGGGTTGATTGTCCTAACTGCGTGCATGCACGGTCCTATCTCCTACTGGTTGTTTGATAAGATGTCATGGCCAGTCCCCGGCGAAGAGTCCAAGCTTAAGGAAGCAGCTAACGTTCCAGAGGCGTATCGCTTTGCTAATGAGCTGAAGCGAATCCTAGGACCGGACAACTTGTTTCTAGAAGTCCAAGACGGTGGTATCCCAGAGCAGCTCTTGATCAACAAGAGGGTCCGTCAGATGGCGGGAGAGATGGGGTTGAAGACAGTGGCGACACAAGACGCGCACTATGTCAACCAGGACGACGCTACCGCGCATGGCTTTCTAAAGGCTATGGCGTGGGGAAAGGTTGGAGTCCCACAGGGGGAGAGTGGATTCTCCACCAACGAATTCTACATTAAAAACAGGAAGCTTGTCCTAACAGACTCTGACATTAAGCCGTCAGAGGTAGACATCACGCGAGAGATCTCAGACCGATGCAACGCAGTGCTAGATCTCAACAAGATGCGCCTGCCGACTTATCCAACAGAGGATCCGCGCCCATCTATCGAGATCCTCAGGGAGAAGCTGCGTGAAGGTTGGACCCGCCGTGACATCAAGGACCCTAAGGGTGTCTACGCTGCTCGCGTTAAACACGAACTTAAAGACATCGAGGGTGCCGGTCTAGAAGACTACTTCCTGATCGTGTCCGACATTACTGACTACTGTCGTAAGAATGATGTAATGCTTGGTCCGAGTCGCGGTTCTGCTGGTGGCTCGCTTGCTAGTTTCCTACTGGGTATCACGCAGATCGATCCGATTCAGTATGGTCTGATCTGGGAGCGATTCTACAACGCTGGTCGTAAGGGCTCCATGCCAGATATTGATACTGACGTGGAGAAAAGTCGGCGCGACGAGGTCATCGCCTATATTCGAAAGCGCTTTGGCGAACAACGAGTGGCGCAGATCGTCACCCTATCATCTCTAGGTGCCAAACAAGTCATCCGAGATGTATTTAAGGTTGCGGGTATTGACGAAAGCGTCAAGAGCCTTATCGCTGGCTTGATCCCAGCTAAGAACGAGGACCATGGTTCGATCAGTCTTAAAGAGGCTATCGCGGCAGTCCCAAAGCTGAAGGAGTATTCAGAAGATGCAAAACCATTCGATATCATCCGAGGAGGAAGAGTCATTAGAACAACGTCCTGGAAAGAGTTGTTCGACATTGCGGGTCGTCTTGAGGGGTGCTATAAAACTAGCGGAGTTCATGCTGCTGCGGTTGTTATTGCTGATGATGATTTCTGCCGTGCTGGTGTCCCCCTCGTAAAGGGCGCTAGAAAGGAAGACTTGATCTGCGGCTGGGACATGGATTCGGTTGATGCGCTTGGTCTGCTCAAGGTGGATATCTTGGGAATCGCGACACTCGACGTTCTTAAGACTGCACTCGGGCTAATCAAGCAGCGCCATGGCAAGACCTACGAGCTACTAGAACTCCCTCTAGATGACAAGAAGGTATTTCAGCTACTAGGTGATGGATACAACCAAGGTGTATTTCAACTAGAGTCTAACTTAGGTAAGTCATGGTCTAAGAAGTGTCAGCCACAGACAATTGAAGAGATCGCTGAACTTGTGGCTATCATTCGTCCTGCGTGTTTGGACACGGGGATGTCTGAGAGTTACGCGAAGATCAAGAGTGGTGAAGAGACTCCGAGCTACATTGACCCAATCCTTGAGCCTATCCTAGAGCCGACGAAGGGCATCTTGCTTTACCAGGAGCAGGTTATGGCTATCTGTCAGGCTGTTGCTGGAATGGACCTAAAGGATGCTGATGCTGTCCGAAAGGTTATTGGTAAGAAGAAGCCAGAAGAACTTCGACAGAAGAAGAAGGAGTTCATGGATGGCGCAGCAAAGAACGTAACCAAGAAGGTTGCAGAAGAGATTTGGGGCTGGATTGAGAAGCAGGCTGGCTATGGCTTTAACAAGAGTCACGCGGTTGGCTATGCTGTTATGGCTTACTGGACCGCATGGGTAAAGGCCAACTACTTCCTAGAGTTCATGACCGCCAATTTGATGCACGCCAAGGATAAGGCTAACCAACAACGAACCCCACAGGATGTTATCGCTCAGTTTGTGAATGATGGCAAGCTGAAGGATATCGATGTGGTTCCGCCACGTATTGAGACTAGCGAGATCGACTTCGCCATCGTGGGTCCAACGACTATCTCGTATGGTTTCTCTCACATCAAGGGAGTCGGAGTGTCTGCACTTAAGTCAGTTAAAGCCTGCCAGGGCGCTAAGACCTTTACCGAGTTCCTTAATCTTGCCTCTACAAGTAAGATGAATAAGCAGGTAGTCGAAGCATTCATCTGTGCTGGCGCACTAGATGGCTACGGCATCGCCAGACGCTCCATGAAGGCGCAGTATGCCCTCTGGGACGCACTGACGGATAAGGAGCGTTCCAACCTAGGCTTTTATCCCGGGGTCCTCCTAGAGCAGCTTACGGCGCTCACGGACGAGACTACGCTAGATGAGCGGAAGGAAAAGAAGATGGCGGTTCCCAATGTGAACCGCAGAGCAAAGATCAGAGTCTTGATCGACGAGTTTAACCAGGAGAGCCACAGAGACACAGTGGCTCAGCTTCTGGTATGGGAGAAGGCTTACCTCGGAGCTACGCTTTCGGGCAGCATGGCTGACCTTGAGCGGGCCATGAGTGGGGCGAAGCACACGTGTCGAGATGTAGGCACCGGCATGCCTCCGGGGACTTACGTTAATCTCTGCGTGGTCGTCGAAGAAATGAAGGAAGTGACGGTTAAGCGTGGTAAAACGCAAGGTCGTCTCATGTCGTTTATCACCTTAAGTGACTCTACATATAGTCTAGATGGCTCATGTATTTTCCCAGATCTTTATGACAAAGTCAGATTGATGGGAATTGGCGTAGGTGATGTTGTATCTGTAAATGGTAAGATGTCCGATCGAGGACTAATCGTAAATCAAATGAGGTTGTTGTAATGAGTTATATGGAATACAAGGAAGTTAAGGTCCCGGATAATGTGTGTGAAAAGCTTGAGGCTATGCGGACGGCGAATGATCCTGCTAACCCGCCGACGCTAGGTGGTGCTGGTTTTTTCGAATTCCTAAATGCACTTGCAGAGAACGAAGGCTGGAGGGCTGTGTGGGCTGGATTTAACTTTCCGTATCTAGTTTTGGAACGTAAAGTTGTTTTAGATAAGTCTGAAAAATAGCATACGAATTTAGCATCTAGACACATAATAGAGGTATGGCCAAGATCACTACTACCATTAATGGCATTCATGGAACTGTCAAGATTGTCATCGTCGATAAAGACGAGAAGCAGACAATGGACTTCCGGTGGTGTATCTTTGACGAAAATCAATCGACAGGATTTGTAACATCCTTTAGTGAAGGTCCGATTATGGTAACTGAACTTGCGGCTGAGCAATTCATCCGCACGGTTACAGCTAGCTTAGTTCGAACCTTCGAGGTCAAGCCAGGAGACCTAACGATTATCAACCACATGGGAGAGTGTCTCTCCGATGTGCAGTTTTTACCCCCAACCTTAAAAGGGAATGAGGCAGACATCACGATGTTTGTTTCTCAGCAGACGGCGCTACTCAACGTATATTCTAGATATGATGAGGTTGGTGTCCTTAATGCTGAGATCATTCAAATTGCAGAAGATGAGGGTATTGTGGATGACTTCTTGAGTCTCGTTCAAATTCGAGCCTCTGGAATCTTTTTGGCAGTTAGAAAACCAAGTCAGTAGGAAAAAAAATATGGATCAAGGATCAGCAGTTGTAGTCGGTCGCCTTTCGCGTGACCCCCAATTCTTTGGAGAGGGTGACAAGCAGCGCGCAGTGTTCTCTATCGCGTATAATCGCGGTCGTGACGAGAAGCGTAAGGCAAACTTTATCGACGCTATCGCCTGGGGCAAGCGTGCAGATATCATGCGTGACTTCACCAAGGGTATGGGCATTTTTATCACGGGTGACCTTGAACAGGATAGTTATGAGAATAAGGAAGGCGTTAAGGTAAGCCGTGTCCAGGTGAATGTGAATAGTATTACTGCGACCACAAGCACCCGTCGTTCGGACAACGAAGATGCAACCGCTAATGCTGGTGGTGGTCAAGCTAGTGGTGGTAATGATCGCTCCTCGTCGCAGGGCAGCGAGTCCGCTCCGATCCCCTTCTAGGGGGTCTAGTTGCCATGACGTTGTGTAGGATGGATCAATCTCCAGATAAGGTATATCTCAAGCATCGAGGCTTAATCAGATCTCTGATTAACTCGATCGTGGTAAATAACCCAGCAGTCGTAGATACGCAAGATCTACAACAGGCAGGTGCTCTAGCACTTGTGGTTGCGCTGAAGTCATACGATCCATCACTTGGGTCTCTCCCATCCTATATACGTAAGTGTATCCGCCACGCTCTATTAGAGCAAGCCAACTCATTCAGTAACGTATTTACGGTTGATGAGAAAGTGCGCCGTCAAGCCAATGCCGTTCATCGTATGAGGCGAGACGGAGTTGACGATGCGGAGATCATGGCTAAGCTCGGAATCAAAACCCGGGCTACTTTTCTTTCTTTACTAGGACTAGTTGAGAATCGTTCCGTTGATCCCAATCAGATTGAGGTAGTCGATGACACTTCTCCTGAAGAAGGCAGCATCTTTAAGGTGCTAGATGAGATCGGATTGACTGAACAGGAATTGAAGTTCGTCAACTTAGTAACAAGTAACTATTCGATGGATGATATCGTAACGGAGATGGCGGTGAGTCGCTCCACCTTATTCGTTATCAAAGCATCTATTCGTGACAAGATCCTGGCATGGGGCCAGGACAGCTAGACAGGATAAATAAGGAACTGCATGGGTGTCGAGAGTAAAGAAGACTACAAGAAGCGCATTCTCTTTGTCGGAGAAGCGTCTTTTCTAAACACGGGATTTTCTAATATCTACGATCAACTACTGCCTCGCCTTGCTGCGACTGGTAAGTATGAGATTGCGGAGTTCGGTTCCTATGCCAGGGATGATGATCCCCGTATCAAGGGATCTATCCGAGGCCGGTGGAAGTTCTACGGCAACCAACCAATGACTCCTGAAGAGGAGCAGGTATTCCAACAGCAGGATCCGGCTCAGCCAGGACAGAACACTAATCAGTTTGGTCGATGGAAGTTCGAGCATGTTCTTTCTGATTTTCGTCCTGATATCGTAATTGATATTCGTGACTGGTGGATGGTCGCATTCCAAGAGCGAAGCCCATTCCGCAAATACTTCAACTGGTTGGTAATGCCGACTGTTGACTCGATCCCTCAGAAGGAAGAATGGATCAACACCTATAACGGTGCTACCTATGTCATGGCATACTCCGACTTTGGTATTGACTCGCTTCGCAAGTCTTCGCCACGTCTAGAGTTACGCTCTGACCCACCGGGCAAGCCTGGGTTCATTGGTATTGATAAGATGCCCGGCAAGCTACACCCTGTGCCAATGCGTCCAGGTGTTGACCTGAAGACGTTCCATCCGCGTGACGATAAGGCTAAGGCGGAGCTGAGGCAAAAGTGGGGTCTCAAGCCTGACGTGCCAATCATCTTGCTGGTGCAGCGAAACCAAGCTCGAAAGCGTATCTCGGAAGTCATCCAGTCGTTCGCGCTTATGAAGAAGGCGTTCCCGGATGATGAGACCGTGCAGAAGTCAATTTTGCTTATGCATACTGCATGGCCAGACAACGCTATGTCAATCGACTTCCCTCGTGCTATTGCCCGCATCCAAACTGGCACTCACGGTATCCCGGTAACTCGCAAGGGAATCATTCGAGAAGTATGTTCGACATTCATGTGTCATAACACAACATGTGGTGATGTGTTTGTTGCTCCTTCAATTAACCTACGCCAAAGTCACACAATTATGTGTCCTAAGTGCGGTCAGCAATCAGCTAGAACTCCAACTACTGGAGCTGGACTTACTCGTGAGCAGCTATCCGAAGTCTACGGTATGGCTGACATTATGGTGCAGATGAGTATTGCGGAAGGCTGCGGCATGCCCGTCCAAGAAGGAAAGGCGTGCGGTATCCCAGTGCTGGTGACTGACTACGCTGCCATCTCCGAGAAGGGCAAGGTCCCTGACTATGACCACATCGACAAGAAGACTTACGATGTCAACAAGGGTGGCGAGGTAATGAAGGTCAGTCAGCTTTACGAAGAGCCCGAAACTACTTGCTGGCGTGCTGCCACGTCTATGACTGACTGCGCTCAGAAGATGGGTGACATGCTAAGTGATCATAAGCGACTTAAGACAATGAGTGTCGAAGCCCGCGAGTGTGCTGAGAAGCATTATGACTGGGATAAGAACTATAAGGAATGGGAGTTCATCCTAGACCATATCACGCCATTGGATCGTGACAAGACCTGGGATAAGCCTGTGTCTCTAGTTGAGATCGATGCGCAGCAACCTCCAGCAGATGCAACTGACGAAGCGTTCGTTGTCTGGTGCTACACAAAGGTGCTAGGTTATGCAACCGAGCATGACATTGATGAGGACGGACGACGTAACTGGATGCAGAAGCTATCTGTCGAAGTATCGCGAGGAGTCCCCGCCGAAAAGACCCGTGGCGAGATAGCTAACTTCTTCCGTCAGCAGGCTGAGGCTCAGAATCAAGTTGAGCTTATGCGTGCAGGGAAGACTAATGAACCGTCCGCGCAAGTGGGCAGTGAAGACACCGATTCGTTCGAGGCAATGATTCTATGATGAAGAATGGTGTATATCAAATTCGACATAGCGCAAACTACAGTAAGCGCTATCAATAATAGAAAAATCTGGAGTCATGTATGAAAATTCTTTATATCGCACCCCTGCGAGATTTTAGCGGATACGCAACAGCTAGTCGTGCATATGTCAGGGCGTTGGATGAGGCTGGTGCTAATATCGTAACCCGTCCGGTTAGATACGATCAAGCAGATCCGGGCTCTTCATATAAACCAACAGAGCGAGAGCGAGAGCTATTCAAGGGAAGCTTAAATGATGTTGATGTTGTTATTCAGCATACAACACCCAATGAATGTCGTCCAGCATCCGGCAAGGTCAACATCGCTATCGTCGCTTGGGAGACTACAAGGATCCCTAGCTACTGGGCGGACAAGCTTAACCAGTTCGACTCAGTGATGACCTTCTGCGATGCTAGTGTCAAGGCGTTTAAGGACTCCGGTGTCACTGTGCCAATCCACAAGGTGCCGCACACCTTCGACATCCCCTCTTATTCTCTAGATGACGTTGAGGAAATCGTGTCACCTAGTGATCCTAACTTCTTGAAGGACCGATTTGTATTCTACAATATCAGTCAATTCTCCCAGAAGAAGGGTATCGATAGTTTGCTACGTGCCTATTTTGGTGCATTCCATGGCAAACAAGATGAGGTCGTGCTACTATTAAAGACCTATGTGAACATGCAGGGACGCTCGCAGGAACAGCAGAAGCTAAAGGCTTACATTGATAATGTAAAGCAGGGTATGCGACTTCCCGCAGATGGTTTTCCTCCAGTGATGCTGGTAACAAAGACGCTAACTGATCATCAGATCCGAAAGATCCACAAGACTGGTGACGCTTACGTGTGTAGTTCGCGTGGTGAGGGTTGGTGTATTCCAGCATTCGACGCACTAACCCATGGCAATAAGTTGATCACTACCCTCTGGGGTGGTATGGGTGAGTTTGCTCAAACAGCAGAATATCCCGATGGACACTCAACATACAAGGTGGAGCGCACACGAGACAACGTGTATCCTATAGCCTTCTCGATGGAGCCCCTAGTCAGCCAACAACATGCTGACCCAGAGCTTTACACGAGCTTTGACATGATCGCAGAACCATCTGTCTCTTCGATGATGGTTCAAATGAAGATCGCCAAGGAGGCTCAAACACTTGAAGCTCCAAACATGACAGAGTTCGACCACTCGGTAGTTGGACCAAAAATGCTTGCTGTGATTGAAGAGATTGCAGCTAGCAAGACTAAGGAGACTAGCAATGTCTAATAACCCATTCAATAACAATCTTCCCAATCAGATCTCTGTCACTGTTGATGCGCTTGACGCAAAGCCTCAGATTGTGCAGTGCATTCAAGTCTGTAATGAAGAGAAGCTCGTCGAGGCGTGTATGCTTCAGCTCTACGATAAGGTAGATCGCATCATCGTTATCGAAGGCGCAGTCCAAAGTAAGGCGGCTGCCGGTCAGGCTACTCCCGATGGTCACTCGCTAGATCGCACGGTCGAGATCATCAAGGACGTGAAGGCAAACAAGGACCCAGACAAGAAGATTATCTTTGTGCAGATTGATCGTCCATGGGCTGACCTAGAAGAACTAAAGAACAGCTTCTTCCAATACATGCAGCAGGGCGATTGGATGCTGATCACTGACGCTGACGAGTTTATCATGCCGGACGTTGCCGACAAGCTTCGTGAAGCCATCAGCCTGGAGCCGTGGGCTACAGAGTTTGTTCCCGCTGGCTTCTATCACTTTTGGCGCGATGCCTATCATGTGCGTAAGCCTAGTGGGGATTGGGGTCAGCAACACCAGAGGTTCATTCGCTTTCAGCCTGGACTGAACTATCAGAATCATCCCGTTGCTCGTGACAAGGATGGGATTTGCACATACTTCGACCCTCGTTATCTGAGTCGTCGTTTCGTTCTTCCTGAGTTCGCAGTTTACCATTACTCTTACTGCAAGGATAATGATAAGGAGATCGCGGAGAAGAAGGCGTTCTATGATGAGGAGCTTGGCAAGGACAAACACGGTGACGTAGGAGCCTATGCTCGTGGCGGTCAGACTGATGAGTATCTAGCTCAGTCAGAAGATATGGATACGGTCCTGTTCTTTGATGGTATTCATCCTCCAGCCATGGCTAATCATCCGATTGTGCAACGTAAGGATGCATTCCTAGACGCACAGGAAGAGATTATGAATCACGAGTTGGCGGCACCATATTGCCTAACTCATGTCCCCTTGATTTGGATCTTTGCCGAAGAGGGCAAGCAAGGATACGACAAGCTCTTTAACTTGGTGGATGCGTAATGACGAAGCAACCACTAGCAAAGCTTCCAGAGAAGCCGCGTAAGCATCCTTGGGTTAGTAGTGCGATTACCGCTGGCGAGGCGAGGCTTTCAGTCTGGCCATCGCCCGATGATCTAAAGACGGAAGTGAAGAAGACTCGCTTTCTAGAGACGATCGTCAAGGTCGGTAACGATCCTCGTGTGTCTGATGTTAAGCGTCACCCACATGACATCCATGGTGTGGTGTATGTCTTTGACATCAAGACTTAAGATGGTTGACATATCCTTTATTACTAGCTGTTTTAACTCGGAAGAGTTTCTAGATGGACTCATCGAGAACCTTAGCCAGCAGAGTAACCCTAACTACGAACATATCATTGTAGATAGTGAGTCAACCGACAGAAGCGTAGAGATCATCAAGAAGTGGCAGAAGCGTGACCCGAGAATCAAACTCTTAGAGCAGACTAAGCGAACACCGTATGGCGTGTCATGGCTAGAGGGCTGGCATGTAGCGAAGGGTGGCATAGTGTGCAACACCAACAGCGATGACAGGTCCTACCCCTGGCGCGGCGTGCAGGTTCTAAGCGCGGCTGACAAGGCTAATCGACAGGCTGCCATGCTACGTTGGGAGAAGCTCCACTTCTACTACGGCGGTTATGAAACGCGGGTCGACGACATCGTCACGGCTAAGGGCATCCCGCCGAAGTATACAGAACTCGACCTACAACAGTTCTTCCGCTGTGGCGTGCATGTTCACTGGGATAATAAACTGCGCGACGTGGCTGATTGGGATCTGATGATTAAGGCTGGCAACGAGTATCGGTCGGCTTTCGACTACTGGCTCGTCCTCTACTTTATGTCTCTAGGTGCTAAAGGCGTAGACATCCCATCGTGCTTCAGTATCTACAATCAGAGAAAGGACTCACTAGAGCAGTCCGACAAAGAGCGTAGTAACTTCGAAGCTATGCGTGCCATGCAGTCGTTCTACCCCGGTGGTCCATCTGCTGTCGGATTAGAGACGGAAACGAAGTTTAAGTCTCCTGACTACTACAAACGCTACAAAGATTTCCTTAAAGAATTTGCATAAAGCCCTGGTTTTTAACATGTCTAATAGAATGACAATGACTAAGAAACTAATCACATTCTCACTTTGGGGAAGTGAAGAAAAATATACAGTCGGGGCGTGCCGTAATGTTATACTAGCACAGAAGCTTTACCCTGATTGGACTTGTCGCTTCTATGTTGACCGTAATACGGTTCCACTTCAATATCAAATGATGTTAGCTCAGGCTGGTAACGGAACCGAACTAGTAGATATGCCAGGGGGCATGAGGGGATGGAAGGGTATGTTTGCTCGATTCCTACCAGCCAGTGAGGATGACGTAGATGTTTTTATCTCTCGTGACTGTGACTCACGACTGAGTGAACGTGAGGCGAAGGCAGTTCAAGAGTGGCTAGATGGACCTAAGTTGGTTCATTCAATGGGAGACCACCCTCATCACTTCAATCCGTCTTACGCCTTGATGGGTGGTATGTTTGGAATGAAGAAGTATGCCTGCCCGCAGATGAGTGAGCTAATCAAGCAGTTTTGCTTACAGTATCCAGATGCTTGGCAGTGCGATCAAGATTTTCTCAAGCAGCACGTATTTCCGCTAATAGCCCATAAGGTGCATGCAGCTAGTGATATCCATCCGGGGTGTCATAGATTCCCGATACCTAGAGATGCGGACAACTTCATAGGTTCCATCATTGGTCCGAACGAAGAGAGACTTCATCCCGAACATCATGCAATACTCAAGTAATGCCAAGTAACGTAATCAAGAAAGACCAGCCGATTGATATCGTAGCATGGGAGTCAGTTAAGCTTGGCTCTGTCTATATCTCTAAGTGGATCCAAGAGAAGGTCGGTAACGACGTTGTCCTATATGGAATTCCACGCGGCGGAATGGTTCCAGCAGTAACGATTGCTCATCATCTAGAAGATCAAGGTGTTAGGGTAAGGCTCGTTCCTGATATCTACCACGTCTTACCTAGTGAGCTGCACAAGCTTGTAATCGTAGACGAAATCTGTGACAGCGGAGATACCTTCAGGGTTCTCAAGCAGTTGTTCCCTATGGCAAGGACTGCGACGCTATATCATCGTATTGGTGCCAAGTTCACTGCGGACTTTTACGCATTCGCTATTGATGATGATCGGTGGTTGCAGTTTCCTTGGGAGAAAGACCTTGACAAGAATTAACGATAGACCAGCATACAGCTTCGATGATGTCTTGATGGTGCCTCAGCATTCCAAGATTGTATCTAGACAGGACGTAGACCTTAGCGTTAAGCTAGGTCGTGGACTCTATCTAAAGCTGCCAATCTTGTCTTCCAATATGGATACGGTAACTGAAGCGTCTATGGCTATCGAAATGGCCAATAACGGTGGAGCGGGGGTCTTACATAGGTTTGCGGATTTAGAGAGGCAATATTTCTGGCTACAGGACATGCGCTCTGGGGGTGTGGAGCCAAGAATCATCTCGGTTGGTTTGGATACAAAACCAAAAGACGTTCGTTTTATGGCTGATGAGTATGGCTTAGATGGCATATGCGTTGACGTTGCTCATGGAGATCATCAAAGGGTGATAGAGGTTATTCGTGATATGAATACCGTTCTACGCGACACGGTTGATATCATTGCTGGTAATGTAGCGACTGGCAAGGCGGCATGTCGACTAGTAGAGGCTGGCGCAACTATCGTCAAAGTGGGTATCGGTCCTGGGTCGGTATGCACAACACGAATAGTAAGTGGTCATGGCTACCCTCAGTTTAGCGCTATCCTTAACGTAGAGCAAGAGCTAAGATTGAATGGGTATCGCGATGCCAACGGACACTACACTTCGATCATTGCAGATGGTGGTATCCGTTACTCTGGCGACATCGTAAAGGCTCTTGCCGCTGGTGCTGATGCGGTTATGCTAGGTTCGCTATTGGCTGGGACGGAAGAAACCCCAGGTAGTCGCATCATAGAGGATGGCACTTCATACAAAATGTTTAGGGGAATGGCGTCTCGTGAAGTTCAAACAGAAAAAAGGCCAGGGCGGTATCCCAGGGTCGAAGGTATTGCTACTCGTGTTCCCTATCGTGGTCCTGTTGGGGATACTCTTCGCGATCTTGAGGCTGGTATTCGTAGCGGGCTTAGCTATAGCGGTGCTCGCAATATTACTGAACTACGCGACGCCGCTGAGTTTGTGGTAGTCACAAACAACACCCTTAGGGAAAGTCACCCACGTCACACATCATGATTATTACTGGAATTGGAGCACGAGCAACCCCAGATCATATCTGTGAGTTGTTCACAGAGCTTGGTAGAGAAGCCCGCACTCGCGGTTGGTGGGTTCGTTCTGGTCATGCTGATGGTGCGGACTACGCCTTCGAGAAGGGCGCTACAAGTAGCTGTATCGTCTACATGCCATGGTCGACCTTTAATAAAGACAAGGAGGTTCTAGGTGTCCCCAGGACCCAGCAATTGAGGGATGAAGTCCTCAAGATTGTATACAAGCACGAGAAGTATGCTAAAGACCTCAGTGATGGAGTGAAGCTTATAAAGTCGCGCAACGTCTATCAAATTCTGGGTGAGAATCTAAAGTCTCCTTCAGATCTAATTGTATGTTGGACACCATATGGTGAGGTAACCGGGGGAACTGGACTGGCTATCAAAATCGCAACTGCAAACAATATTCCAGTAATCAATGTCGGAGATCTCGAAACAGAGAAGAACTTCGATAGCATTCTTCAACACGCCATCAATAACGCGGAGATGAAACATGTCTGAGTGTGACAAGGAACGGAACTGTAGGTGGGTGTCATGAAAGTATTAGTCACGGGGAGATGTATCCCCACCCAGCCTGATCGCTGCACGGGGCAGCAGCTTGCGGAGGGTTTCCGTCAAGCGGGGCACGAGTGTGTGTTCTACGGTTGTTTCTATGGAGAGCCTAATAACTTTCTAGGTGTCAAAGGAGTCCAAGGAGCAGACTTCGACCTAGTAGTAGTCACCGAAATGAACGACGGTATGTGGGGGTATGAATCGCTATTCAACTACTATAGACTTAAGGATGTGCCGCGACTCTACTGGGACTTTGATGTTAGCTATCACCCGGACGTGTCGTTTGCACGGGCTGGCAAGATCGCCTACGATGGTTACCTAGTAGGTAATCGATTCTTCGTTGATGACTTCGCTAAGAAGTTCGGCAAGCCATCTCTACTGCTGCCTTATGCGTGCTCACCTACTATCCATAGACGTAAGCCAGAGATCCTTAAGACAGACATTCTTGGCTTCGTTGGTAGTATGACTCCAGAAAGAGAGCAGTTATTACAGAGTGTTCGCTGCGTTCAGGGCGTATTTGGCGAGGCACTAATTAATGCAACTAATCAACTCTACACTATGGTCCACATTAATCAGGATGCATGTAAGGGGCTTGTGCCGGGACGGCCACTTGAAAGCACTGGCTGTGGCACAACACTACTAATGGATCGTTCTTCATATGAAGACTTCGTAGAGTTTTTGCCACAAGAATTACATGAGTGTATTTTTGTGTTTGATGGCGCAGATGATATTCAAAAATGGATGTTTGAGTGGAGCGAAAAACTACCTACCCTAGAAGGGTATGGAGAACGTATTCAACAATATATGTATCAACATCACACCTACCGCAATAGGGCAGAATCTATTATAGCCTTCGCCAAGACAAATGATTTACTATGAAGAATGGCGTCTATCAAGTCAGAAATATAACCTATCACGAACTCAAATTAAGGCGATTATGTCTGGTAAAAGTTGGTCACATATTTTGGTTAGTAATGAGATTGAACGACTTAGACAAAGCAATTCAAAAGAGCCCAATCTAGGTTCTAGAAATGGTAGATCTAAGTTGATAGAACAAGATGTATTGCATATCAAGCTAATGCTTAAGAATACGACTGTTAAGAATATAGCAACTACGTTTGGCGTGTCTGTATCTTGTATTAAAAACATCAAGTATGGATATAGATGGAGTCACCTATGAGTCAACCACTAGTCTCTATATGTGTGCCCACGTATCACGCGAACGGTGAGCAGGAAAGGATCTTGACACGACTGATCATGTCTGTGAAGGAACAGGTCTATCCCAACATTGAGCTAGTCATCAGTGACCAGGACGCCACAGAGAAGAAAGAGCGCGCTATCCTTAAGTTTCTAGATGCAAAGGTTCAACTCAGGTATCTAGACTTCAAAGACGACAGTGGTATCTCAGCTCATAACACTAATAATGCACTCGCTCATGCAACAGGTGAGTATATTCAGGTTTTGAATCAGGATGATTTCTTTTACCACGAGAATGCTTTACGTGATGCTATTCCGTTATTGCAATCGTCAGGCAAGAAGTGGCTCGCGGCGGCATGCTTGCATACAGATGACTATGAAACATATCTAGATCGACTACATACTCCAGTCTGGAGAGGTGAGAAGAGTATGGTTGAGGGCGTTAATTCTATTGGATGTCCGTCAGTCGTGATTTTTGAAAGGTCGTTAAAACTAAGATGTGACCCGAACGTTTTTTACGCAATGGACTGTTCGATGTGGATTGATTTATTTAGGAGCGGTGGAGAGCCAGTGATCCTATCCGACGTAGCGGTTGTTATTCGTATGTGGAAAAATCAGCTAACGAATCAAATCAATGTGCCTCGACAGCTTGAGCTAGATAAGGTGGAGATGCGTAAAAAGTATGGCTACTCCTAGGCAAAGGTTTTGGCTAAAAGTAGACAAAACAGAACTAACAGAAGATGACGTTATCGCAATACGCAAGCTTTATGATGGTGGCGGTCACACCCATAGAAGTTTAGCAAAGAACTATAACGTATCCTCTCCTACGATTACATCAATCCTAAATAGAAGAACATGGACTCACGTATGAATAACAAGCATAAGATTCAGGTGCTTAAGCCCTTTTACAGAGTAGACGAATGTCTTGAGGCTATTCGCGAGTGTTTGGAATGTGGCTGGACGGGACTAGGGTTCAAGACTACTGAATTTGAAGAAGAGTGGAAGAGGTATACAAATCTCCCACACGCTCACTTCCTAAACTCTGCCACGGCAGGACTACATCTAGCTGTCAAGATCCTTAAGGACGCATACGGCTGGCAAGACGGTGATGAAATCATTACCACACCGCTAACCTTTGTGTCAACCAATCATGCCATTCTATATGAACGGCTCTTCCCCTCATTCGCTGATATTAACCCTAATACTCTGTGCTTGGATCCGGTTTCGGTCGAAGCTAAGATCACGCCGCGAACGCGAGCAGTAATGTATGTCGGCGTCGGTGGGAGTCCAGGACAGCTAGATGAAATAAGAGCACTATGTAAGCGCAAGGGACTAAAGTTAATCCTTGATGCTGCACACATGGCTGGCACCAAGATAGGTGGTCGTCACGTGGGGCACGAAGCTGATGTGACAGTGTTCAGTTTTCAGGCGGTTAAGAACCTACCGACTGCTGACGGAGGAATGATCTGCTTTCAAGATGCTGAGTTCGATGCCAAGGCGCGCAAATTAGCTTGGCTTGGTATCGACAAGGATACTTATCTTCGCAGCAGCATGCAGGGCGACTACAAGTGGAAGTATGATGTGCCCGAGATGGGATTCAAGTATCACGGCAACTCAATCATGGCGTCACTAGGTCTAGTTGCACTTAAGTATTTAGATGAGGATAACCTCCGTCGTCGCCAGATCGCACGTAGGTATAGCGAGAAGCTAAAGCTCAACGGGGTCAAAATCCATAACGAGCCTGGGATATTGTCGCTTGTGGAACATTCTGGTCACCTATTTCAAATCAGCATTCCAAACCGTGACGGGGTTTTGGTAGAACTAAACAACATGGATATCTATCCAGGTGTGCATTACGTCGACAACACTCATTATCGCATGTATCGACATGGTATGGATACCTGCCCCGTAGCTCACAAGCTGTCGGATGAATTACTAACACTGCCTATCCACCTTGGTGTCACAAATGAAGACGTTGACCGAGTAGTAGATATGCTTAAGATCGCAATAGATATCACTAATGGAACACAGCCTAACTGATCTAGAAGCCCTTGCCCGCAAGTTCGATACGGACAAGCAGGCAGGGCAAAACGAATACCTAGCGTTGTATCTAGAGTATTTCAAACGTCAGGGGTTCAAGCGCGACGCACCTCTGAATATCTTGGAGATCGGAACTAACAAGGGCTCATCTCTTAGGATGTGGGCTGAGTATTTTCCTAACGCTAGTGTGACAGGCTTGGATATCACGCGTCAGTATGAGCTACCTGGGATGTTGGATAACGATCGCATCTCAACTTATCTAGTAGACACTGGCGATTCCATTAAGCTTGGTAGTTTCTTTGCGGCAGATGATAAGTTTGACATCATCATCGACGATGGTAGTCACGACCAGAAAGACATGCAGGTTGCGTGGGGTGTATTGTTTCACTGGCTAAGTGGTGGTGGCGTGTATATCATAGAGGACATTATCACTGGAGAGAACTGGTGGGATGGTAACCTATACAATAAGTCCAAGGTCACACCAACAAGGAACATCATCAAGCAGATCGAGGCTGGTATTCCCATTACGAAGGTGGATGTCATCCCAGAGGATGAGTGGGGTTACATCGAGAAGACGATGTCATATTGTGAGTATCGAGAGTCTCCCGCTATCATCTACGAACGTCATCATCCACAGATGGCATTTATCGGTAAGAAGCATGGGTAAGATCGCATTTCTATGTGGTGACACGGCAGCGGCACGACACTGTGCCGAGGTGTTCACCGATAGGTTTCCTGAAAGAGTAGGTTTTGTCTGCAAGATTGGCAATGATACTACCAAGTATGTTTCTAACAGGAACGCCATCAAGACTACGTGCAAGAACCGTGTAGTCCCGCTTCTCCAATATCGTAGCGAGAAAAGACTACTAGAACTGGCTCAGGACAGGGAGGTGACAACCATCGTGTGTCTTTGGTGGCCACATATCCTTAAGCTATTGCAAAAGCATGTGATCAACGTCATCAACACCCATCCCTCACTACTGCCTTACAACCGTGGGAAGTATCCATACTACTGGTCTATCATGGATGGGACACCATTCGGAGTAACGATTCATCGTATCGATAACGGTGTTGACACCGGTAGAATACTTTGGCAATCAAAGATTGATGTGCCTCCAGAGTCAACCGGAGGGGGTTTATACCATGCGGGGGTCACCAACATGGTTCATCTATTTATGGCTAACATCAATGAAATTGCCGCCCAAAGGTTTCCTGCTGGTAAGGACCAGAATGAAGAGGACGCTACGTTTCACCTAGCTAAAGACTTTGATCGTGACAAGATACTAGACCTAGATGACTATGAGCATATCGGTTGGTTGCTTGATGACCTAAGGGCTAGAACATTCAAAAACCTTGAGTCTGGTATGCGCGTTCGGATTGACGGCAAGTTTTACCGGATCCATCTTAAGTTAGTCGAGGAAGAATAATGAAGGTCTTGTTTGTTTCTATCAATGCAGAGTTTGGTCAAAATGGAGTATTGCAATTCGATGAGAATAATAATGCAGTAAATGAATCATGGGAAAAAGCTAGCGTATTTCCATCATGGCAAAAACTAGCAGATGAGGGACTGATTGAGCTACAGACACATTGGGTTGACCAGCAGTCAACTCCAAAGGGGCTTGATAGGTTAGTCAATATCGCCAAAGATGTTGATCTAGTCTTTCAAATTCCAGTGACGCATGCCTTGGGGATTCATTTACCGCAAGCTAGACAAATCATCGAAGGAGGCACACCTATTGTTAGCTTTCATCCTGATCTTCACCTTCGTTACGATCATCCTGCTGGTGATCGCTTTGTAATGTCGAGAGTAACCGAAGGTTACGATACTCATACGATTACTCCCGCGCAGCATATGATGCCGAGGTTGTTACTTGAGGGGGTTCGATCTTACTGTATGCCATTCGGCATCCCGGAGTATTCCTCAAAAGAGGACTGCGATAAGAAATACGATGTGACTTTTATTGGACAAAAACACGGAATTAGAGAGCGTGTGATATCTCAGCTTAGAGGTGCCGGAATCAAGGTTGATGTATTCGGGTTCTTTTGGCCGGAGCATCCAGACAACCATCATAGACCATCATATCGAGAAATGAACTCTATCTTCAATCAGAGTAAGGTCAACCTTAATCTCCGCTGGTGCTCTAGAAGCGAACAGCATGGTCAGATCAAGGGGCGCGACTTTGAACTAATGGGATGTGGCGCATTCATGATGGCAACAAAGCACTTTGAGACTCAAGACTTCAACGAGCTTTACGTTCCGGGACAGGAGTTTGTAGAAGTTGATATGATCGATCTTGCAGATTCGATCCGTAATTACGTTAATGATGACGCACTGCGGCAAGATATGGCTGATCGTGCATATCTAAAACGAGAGGAGCACCTATGGACAACTAGATTAAAAGAATTCATCTCTTCGGAGTTCTGGCTAGTGTAGAATACTACATGAAAACAGGAGTATATCAAATACGACATCTAGCTAGCAACAAGAGATACGTCGGGAGCGCCGCAGGCAAAAGAGGGTTTAATCATAGATGGAATACGCATCGAAGATTGCTTGAAACGAATAAGCATCATTCACTCAAGTTACAGAATGCTTGGAATAAATACGGACACGAGGCGTTTGTTTTTGAGATACTAGAGGAATGTAAACCCGAACAATGTATTGACCGCGAGCAGCATTACCTAAATGGGTTATTGTTTGCATCTAGACGTGATGATCGCTTTGACAGGGTGGGTTACAATATTAGCCGAGAAGCAAGACGACCTCCGGGGATGGCGGGGAAGACTCATTCCAATAAGACTAAACAAGTCATAAGCCAAAAGGCTCAAGGTCGTGTGGTGTCAGAAGAATCAAAACAGAGGATGAGCAGAGCCGCCAAACAGCGTTTTGAAATTTCTGAGAATCACCCCATGTCTGGAAAAACCCATACCGAATCTGCAAAGAGAAAGATCAGCCAAGCAGGTATCGGAAGAAAAGTATCCGATCAATGTCGTGAACGACTAAGAGAGGTTCATCGCGGAGAGCGAAATGCGAACAGTAAACTTACTAAACAAACAGTAAAGAAAATCAAATCTTTAATCCTAGACGGAGAGAAAACATCTGTTATTGCTCGTCAATTCGATGTATCTCAATCTAGCATTAGTGATATTAAGACTGGTAGAACTTGGAGACATATAACATGGTGAGATATATTTCAGACGGCACTTGGTTCGATAAAGGAACAGAGTGTAAGCTAGTTGAGGATTGCAGTAGCCAGCATGTTAAAATGGGGATCTTCTCAGGAATCAGAACCTGTGAGAACCCTAGCTCCGAAGCTAATAAGCCTATTGGTGTAAAGTATGAAGACGAGGAGCTTTGTGGTTACGATGAATTTGAGGTTCTAGATGACTAAACTAACAGTAGTAAGCTATTGTCACGAGGCTCATAGGAAGTGGATTCCATTCTGGGCTGAACAGCTACAGAAGCAAACGTTCCGTGACTTTGACATTGTGTTCGTTGCCCACAACTGGGAATGGGATACTCCAGAGAGCATGGCTCAATTCAACAAGGATCTGAGCTGCCTGAGTGATGACTTGTTCTTTAGGGTGGCCTCTTACTCATTCAAGAGCGCGCCGGTAATTGGTGAGGTGATTGACTTCGCGGCTAGTAAGGTTGAGACTGAGTTCATGGCTCATCATGACTTAGATGACATCATCCACCCTGATCGCCTGCTTCTACAGTCTGAGTTTCTAGATGCCAATCCGGATACTGACTTCCTAGGGACTAGAATGGTCGGGTTCTATGGAGATCCCAAGCCAGAAATGCTTGAGTTAGACTACCTAGAACCTAATGAGCCTAACGTAGATGTCACCACGCATGATCAGATTAAGCATTGCATAATTGACAAGGGACAGAACTGTTTAGGGCATACCACCATGATGTATCGCCCCGAGGTTCTTAAGACTATCGGTGGCTTCTCTCGCTCGGATGTTAAGACCGATGGAAAAAGCCCTGACTTTGAAACTTGGAAGAAGGCTATTATGGCAGGACATAAATTTCATCGACTGTTAGAGTTGTGCGCTTTATGGAGACTAGATAGTTCATCGATCAGGAGTGTGTGATAATTCAGGATGTATTAGAAGAGATCAACAAACGGTATAATGAGGATGAGGATGCGCCGGATATGGTGGATGTCGTGGATGACATTAATTTCCTCTTAACCCTGGCAGGCTACGTCAAAAAAGACGCACGAAAAACGGATACGGACACATAATAGATGTATACCGTAGTGACTCGAAAGGCACGCATTGACCCCAATAAAAAGCCACAATGACTCAAAAAACAAGCACTAAAGAAACCATCGGGATCATTGCCTGGGGCGCTATGGCGGACGTGCTATACGCCACTCCTATCGTTCGTAAGATAAGACTCATGCATCCGGAGGCAGATATCTCTTGGTTGATCCGAGATAAGTTTGCAGAGGTGGTTGAGACCAACCCTGATGTCAATCATGTGGTTAAGTTCACACTCCCCGAAGGACACGACAGCCGTCAAGACGCAGAATATATCATGGACGATATAATCCGCGTTTATGCCACTCAGGAATACTCCAAGGTTTACGATCTGCAATACTGGCCACGCCAAAGCAACTTCTATGAGCGCCCCAGCGAAGACTTCATCTCGCTAAGGGCACGTAATGCTGGGTTGGAACCACCAATCGATCGTAAGATCGTGTTGGAATGCACCCCC